CGAGAATAGCAGAATCAATTTTGCCACTGACAGCATACCTCTGGCACTCATTCAGGACTCGTCGCCAGTCTGGGAAGTGTTTGCTAATTAATTGGACAAGGACCTTCTTATCCGATTCAACACCCTCTTTATCCAAGATGTAGGTGAGTCGTTTGAAGAACTCTGCTGCAATGGTAGGTTTGTGCCTTCCACTGATGGCAAAGTCGATGACAGCACATCGGGAGTGGAGGGGTTCAAGGATTTTGTTTTTGAAGTTACAGGTGAAAATGAATCGGCAATTGTTATAAAATGCCTCAATGTTTGCCCGTAAGAGGAGCTGTACGTCGTGGGTCGTGTTGTCAGCTTCGTCAATAATGATGACTTTGTGCTTAGCATCTGCTGAAAGTGATACGGTCGAAGCAAAGTTCTTTGCTTGATTCCGCACCGTGTCAAGAAATCTTCCTTCATCGGAACCGTTAATAATAATGTAGTCACATTGTAGTTGTTCACACAATGCTCTGGCAATAGTAGTCTTGCCAATACCAGGAGGTCCTGAGAGGAGGAGATTAGGAATCTCACCTTTGTCTAGGAACTCTTGAAACATAGTTTTTGTTTCCTCAGGGAGGATACAATCACCGATGGTTTTGGGTCGATACTTTTCAACCCAGAGAAACTCATCACGCATATCAAATTAGGTTGAATGAAATAATAATTCGATCAGTGTCAGTGGTATGAGGTGGAGCCATGTGCCACAAGTTAGACGGGAAGATGAGCAAATCACCTTCTTTTGCTTGTATTGACATAGACTCTCCAACACCAAACACATTCATAAATGGAGCAAAGAACACGGTTGTTTTGTGTTCGGGACTCATCTTAGCATAGAATACTGCAGAATATCCTTTAGAGTCATGTGTATGTGGTTGATGATAATCATGTGCTTCGTATCGTTGACACCAGCACCCTGCCAATTTGGTGAATTTATATTCTGAAGTTTCATTAAACTCCTCTAAGTATGGACCAATCAGTTCCATAAACTCTTTTCGATATGACATTTTATCCTCATATCCCTGATTGAAGTAATCAGTATAAGAGAGTCCATTGTCAGAGAGTGACTCATCATCAAAGGGAATCTTATCTAAAAGATCCTGTCCACAGGTTTCCCACTCTTTAATACTAGTTTTAAAGAGATTAACTGTGAAAAGGGGATACGTGTCAAATGCCATCAACCAAAAGTGGAATCGGGTTCCAGAGCAATGTAATAGTCAAGATTGAAAGAAGTATTGGTAAACTTAGACAGAAGTTTACTTGAGATCACAACATTGTATGAACCAGGAACAATCTTGATGTTCTCAACTTTAAAGTTGAAAGTAAACTGTTTGTCAGTCTCACCAACAACAATCTCGAACTGGTTAGAATTGTCGTTCTTCTTGTCACGAACAACCAGTTTGATTACATCTGCTTCACCAACCACAGCAAGGTCAGGCAGTTGATAGACCTGTGCTGCCTTCAGCAGTTTATCCAGTTGAACACTCTCCAGTTGGAAGGAGACATCCTCACTAGGAAGGTTGATCTCTTTCTCTGGGGGAGCAACGATCACACTGGGATCGGCAAAGGCAAACTTAGCACGGGTTTTACCTTCACGAATAACCAGATAGGAATCATTCTTGAAATCAAATTCTGGACTCTGGTAAAGTGAGAGACCATTCAAGAACTGACCAAGATCATAGATGGCAAAGTCACGATCAAATTCTTCAGGCACATCTGCCTCAGCAAGAATGTTTTTCATCACACTGATAGTGCGAAGTTTAGAACCTTGCTTGATAAGAATCGACTGATTGATAGAAGAGAAGTTCTTAAGGAGAGTCAGGGTCTTATCAGAAAGTTTCATAGGGGGTCGAAGTTTCACTGTTTTCAAGGGAGAAATGATAAAGTAGAATTGCGTAATGAATAATTTTCATAATATCCATTTTAGCAGTTCCCTTCTTATCATAACGGGAAGCATACTTTAGGATATTGCTACGGCAGAATGCTTCAGCATCGCCGACAGATTCAATCAAATCTAAAGTTTGAATCTTAGAAGAGTAATGTGCCGAATACGTTCGGGTAATGTACTCCTCTACTTCTTTGATTGTCTCATCCTCATGGTATTTCCATTTTGGATTACGTTTTTCAGTCACGTTTTCAGATTGTGGTGGATTAATATTAAGTTCAAAAGAATTCACTCTTTGAAGATACTGATCATACTGATCGTCAAGATCTTTCCAGATTCTTTCTTCAGGTTCTAGTGACATAGCATCATAAAGTAGAGACCAGGCGTTAACCATATTATATCACTCCTCCTCTTGACAGTCAACAACATTTACGTCAGCATCAACAGCATCATACAGACTCATGAAAGCACTCTTGGTATCATCATCGAACCGATTCAAACCAAGATTGATTGCCTTTGCTTTGTCTTCAAAGATATTGAAAGCATTGATGATGTGAACCAATCGACGGGTGCTGATAACCTCATCAACACCACCCTCCTTGAAAGTCTTACGGATGATATCTGCCCAGTCAGCAAGACGGATACAGAAGTTCTCATCAGCACATACTTTGTTAAGGATACGTGTCTCAATGGCAGCAGTGGGATACTCCTGCTCCAGAGTGATACAGAACCTTTCTAGAAAGGCTTCGTTGAGCACGTTAGTACCGATGAATCGTCCGTCGTCGGATCCTTTTCCCTTAGTATTTGCGGTGGCGAATACTTGGAAACCCTCCTTGGCTTTAACGACTCTGCCAATTTTCTTGAGAAAAACTCCCTTTCCTTCAAGGATTGACTGAAGACAGAGGATTTTGTTACTTGCAAGGTCGATTTCATCGAGCAGTAGTACGGCACCTCGTTCAAGTGCTTCAATGACTGGTCCATTGTGCCAGACGGTTTCACCATTAACAAGGCGGAACCCGCCAATAAGATCATCTTCATCGGTTTCGATCGTAATGTTTACGCGGATGAGTTCCCGACCCAATTGAGCACACGCTTGTTCAACCGAAAACGTTTTGCCATTACCAGATAGACCCGTAATGAACGTTGGATAGAATAGACGGGACTGAATAATTTTTTTAATATCAGAGAAATTGCCAAACTTGACGAAGGTATCATCTTTAGCAGGAATAAGGTTTTGTTCAACAGCAGGTTGTGCCGATGGTGATTCAAATGTCTGCTCAAGTTTTTCTTGTACAGTAAGATCCCACTTACCACGACTTACTTGATATGGTTTCAGTCGTTTGGAAACAGTTTGATATGTAACATCATTCATGGCACACCAAGCACGGAGGTCACCACTACTCACTTGATCACCGTAGAGATCTTGGAGTGATGTAATGATGTGATCAGTAGAAAAAGACATTGAATGAAAAGACTTGGTTTGCTTCAACAATCATATTATACAAGAAATACATACCGAATATAGAGACGGTGTGCCAGCACTTGAATTGTCTACGGATAGTATTCTAAGTCTACAGCAAGAACAAAACGATACTGTTCACTTTGAACAATACCAGGACGATGCCACTGGTCTGATGGATAGATCAACCAATTACCAAACGTTGGTTTGATAAAAAATTCACCACCTTTGTTTGGTCCATTTGGTGCTATCTCTGTGCCACACAAATCAATATTCTGAACATCATCTGGGATGTCAAGATACCAAAGTCCACTAAGCATTTTCATACCTGGTTTACTTGGATACCAGTGATGATGCCATAACTTATCACGATCTTCAGCACCTTCAAGATTAGTCATGAAACTCCATGACTTCCTATTACCAACCCGAACCTCTTTACCAAGATAGGTAAAGCAGGCAACTAGAAAGGTGTTCCTATACTTCAACCATACGTCTTCACTACGGGCAAAAAGGTTTTCCTTAGTTTGATACTTGGGACTATTAGTGAAGTAATTGCCACTGTCAATGATTCCTTTGATAACTTCACAGGCTTTCTTATCATCATCTCTAGTTATGAAAGAACTAAAGTCATACTTTTGAAACAATTCATTCATAATTAGGCAATCAATTCGATAAACTCATTGAGAATTTTTTTATTTACCTTCTTTGATGCTAGAGACTTACGAAATGCAGATTTGATCTGTGATTTTTTAGCACCTTCCTCAACCTCAAACTCAGAATCAACTGACAATGTATTAGACAACAGAAGGAAATACTTATCATATCCAACTTTACTAAGAGAAAGAGTCTTAGTCTTGGAAAGAATATCAATCTGTGGAGTATACTTGGTAGGCATATACCTGCTATAAGCACGAATCATACGTGAGCAATCACCTTTGGTTCCAAGACGAATACCCATGAGGTTAACGTGTGGAAAGTTTGCCTTCAGATTGTCCAACAAAGTCTTGGTAAATTCCCATTCAAATTCTCCCATGTTCTTCATATATCCAATCTTACGATCCCTAAGAATAAACTTCTCAGCAGACCAAGAACGGCAACCCCACCTACCTTCTTCTTGACTAGTCTTGTAAGTAACCCAAACTGTATTGTACAGAGGTGCTGCCTCACCATCCGTGAGGATGACTACGTTAACGTTTTGTAGATTGTACTTTTTGGTAAAGAGAGGGATGATTTGATGAAGGGAAATGATCGTTTCATTGAGAGGTGTGCCACTGAGTCCAAAAAGAGGAGGAGCACTATACATGGCATAGATATGCTTATTGTTCAAAGAAGCTCTACCAAAAGAGCAAACAACCCTCCACAGATTCAGAAGTTGTTTTTCAGATTCTTTGCTGTTCACACTACTGGTAAGCATGTGAAACAGTCCGAAATACTCACTGATATGAAAGACGTTATCTTCCCTCTTATATGGTTTGGGTTGTGACTCATCCCATTTGTTTTCTGAAGTAAAAGCATATACATCATAGGGGATGCCAACCTTACGACAGAACCACACAAGATTATACAGTTGCTTGATAGTGTCAAATATACAGTCTGACATTGATCCAGACCAGTCAAGAATAAACAGGAGTCCGTGATTCTTGCCATTAGGAACAACAGTCACACGTTTGAACAGATCCTCACTGTACTTGTAACTATGAAGTTTGGTACAGTCAAGAACACCTGTACGACTAGTAGTAGACCGTAGATATTCATCTGCAGACTTTTTACACTCAAACTCTTTGACGAGATAATTAACCTCTTTCTGAGCAGAATCTTTGAACTTACGATAGGTTGAATCTATTTCAGAGAAGCAATCATATCCATCGTACCTGTTCCAGTGCTCAGCAATCAAATTATGGCACCTTTCATTATCAATAATAATTTGATCAAGATCTACCTTAGGACGGGTGACATACACCTTATCACTATAGAAAGGATCTTTGTCTGCTAGTTTAGATAGATTGGAATCAAAAGAATCTTGTGTTGTGGGAGTTTCTTCCTCACCACCCTGATCACTCTCAAGTTCGTAACTTGGAGTCTCTAGGTCAGCTTCTTGATCAGCATCTTCTTCAGAGTCACCAGACTTATCATCATCCGAACTAATGTCATCAACAAAACCCTCTGGAGCATCAGAACCTGATTTGGGATATGCTTGATCAATTACACTAGCAGGACCCTCGTTATTGTTAACATAATCATATAGAACCTTAGCAGCTGCTACTGCTTCCTCAAAGGTTTCTGCATTAGCAACCAGATCCACAATTACTTTTTCTGGTGGAGTGAATCGGATGTTAAGAAAATTGCCAACCTTAAAATACAGGTTGATCTTATCAGCAAGATTCATCTTGTTGACATTCTTATCCTTGATCATGAAGAAGTCTCTGTCATTCAACTCTTGATACCCACGGAAGAATGACTTGGGAAGACCAGGATATTTACGTTTCATCAACTTCTCCACCCTCACGTCTTCTGTGATATTCACAAAGGACTTGCTGACTTCAACATCAAAGTCAGTGTTAGGTGTGAATAGGGCATGAGCAACCTCATGTGCCACAAGCATATCATACACTGCCTCTCCAGCATCTTTCCACACTGGCAGGGTGAGTAGACGACGACTAACATCAAACGATGCTGTCTCAACCTGACGGTGCTCAATAATCAAATCTTCAGTAGCAAGCAGTTTGGCAAGAGTTCCTTTGACTTCTTGAAATGACATGACGTGCTTTCGTATGTACCAATTATAATACCCCCAGGGTGAACTGAGGGTATTAGTGGACAGTTTAAAAACCTGTTCCTGCTTTTGGTTTATCTAAGATTTCTATATGAGAGAGGAATACCTTTTTCTGAAACCATATTGCTTGTGCTTGGTCATATGACTCTACGGCAATAGACTCACCAGCAGTAGATACCACCTTGTAGTGATGCCTGTCATATGATTTGTGAGATGATTGAGTAAAATACTCAGGGAGAACTGTCATGACGAAAGTTTGCTAAAACCTTTTACCTTTTCAAATTTTAGCACATTATCAAACTTATCCAAGAGTTCTGACTTGTGACTGATGACAAATATATTAGCATCCTTAATGACATAACGAATGATTTTCAAAAAGTCATCGGTGCCAAAACTATCCAAAGAACTATCAAAAACTTCATCCATAATAAGGAGGTTTGTATTTGCCGAGTTCTTAAACCTGGCAACCTCTCTCCACGTAAAAAGAAGGGCTAAGTCAATTCTCATTTTCTCACCTTCACTAAACGATGAATAAGAGAACTTATCGTGAATA